CTAGATCACCTAATCGTTCTAAATATCGGTCATCTGCTGTTCTTTCAGGTGCAGACTTATATGCTATATACCTAGCATCAATTAATTTTTTAGTAATGTTTGTGGCTAGGATAGGTGCAAATTGAAGAGCATTAGGATCAAAATAATTCATGACCTCTTCTTCTAAATTGATGCCCTCATAATAATTCATTATCTTGAGTCTGTCTTCATTCTCATTATAATGCGAGGTGTCAATGTAATCTTTTAAAGATTGCACTATGGTTTGTAGGGATAAATCAGGAACTAACATATATTATTACCATCTGCTTACTTCCAATACCTCCCTCTTCTTGATTGGAAATTTGTTAATAAAAAAATATCGGACTGCATCCATACCGTGATCATGTCTGCCATCCTTCAAAGGTTCTTCTTTCAATGCTTGGTTATCTTTTTTTTCAGGGTATCTGTAATTCTCAAAATCTTCTATGATTCCATGACAACTTTCATCAATAAAGAGTCTTGCTTTTTTTTCAGCATTTTCAATGAATGATCTAACGAGGTCAATACCTGAAGATATATTTCTGCTGATTTTATCTGTTTTGAATTTTGGGAATATCCCATATCTTTTAAATATTTCAGTCTCTGAACTGCCTGAGATACTTTGAAACCCTGCTCCTGCAGGATCGCAGAAGTAATGCGTGGGCAGGACTGGGTGTCCTTTTTGTAAAATCTTTTGAACCAATTCCTCAGTTTTAATATTTGTTTCATGAATGATCTCATCTATAATATGAACCTGAACATCATTATCAACCTTGCCAACCTGAAACCAAACTGCTGATGGCATTCTGTAACCAAAGTCTACTGAACAATAGGTGTCCCATTCTTTTTTAAATGGAAACTTTCCAACGTGTTTACTTCTATCAAATGGATAAACTTTACCTGCATACGATGTAAACTGTGCCTCATACTCTTGAAGATAGGTTTCTTTGGTAAGTTCGTTTTTAAGTTCATCAATATTATCTTTAAAATATTTAGATGTGTAACTTGGATGTTGCCATGATTCCCAGTCAGGAAACTCTTCTGATTGACCTCTGACATATAAATCATAGATCCAATTAAAACCTCGTGGTGTAGATGTGAAAAGACATGTGCCTAATCTGTCTGATAAAGTTGGTCTTAAATATTGTTCCCATATTCTTTTTGGGAGTAAAGCACATTCATCAATGATCAACCAATCTAAACCCTCTCCCACAAGCGATTCAGGGCTGTCAGCAGACTTGATCCATACCTCAGAGTTATTTAAAAATTTTGCATAAAATAACTGACCACCTATAATTTTTTTAGTGATCGTTGGTAGTCTGTGTTTTAAAATGAGATTATCAAAAATCTCTCTACCAATTTTATGGGCTAACTCGTATGATGGTGCAACGATCCACCCTCTTGAATTTTCTTTAAGAATACCAAGTTCTGCTTCTCTTGATGCACTGTAAGATTTACCTGATCGTCTACCCTGAATATTAACTCTGAATCTTGCTTTAGAATTATGCACTGCCCATTGTATTGGTTCAGGTTCATATCCAATTGATTTAAAATACGCACTCTTATTCAGGCTCAGAGTGTGCTGATCTGACAATCTCATGCCACTTGTCTGATACATCTGCTGTCCTCTCCACAGCTTTTCCCTCAGTTCTATTTGCTATAAATTCAACTGCCCATGATTTACCTTGCAAGGCATAATGAAAAACTTTTCTTAAAACAACTTCAAGTTTTGTGTGACCATCTTTAGTTCCCTCTTCAAATCCTATCTTCTTTAATATATCAGGAATTGACTGAGAACCTTTTGGTCTGCCATTGAGATTACCACTAACACCTTTTTTAAAAGTGCCATCAGAGTTCCTGTTCTCTCCTGTTTTATCAGGCACTTTGATTACTCTTTATTTGTTTCATTGCTGTTAATAATATATCAGAACATAATTCTTCAGGAACTTTACTTCTTTCAAAAGCATTATTTAAACCCTGTGTTCCAGTTCTACTTCCTCTTGGAGCAGATTCATGACAATCATCTCCGTTTTTACACATAGGTTTTAAATTTAATTTTATATTTGACCATAGATCAGTTGGTTTCATTCTCTTGTCACCATATTGACAATAAGTGACTGTATGTATATTCATGTTATCCAAAAGGTTTAATTTTCTTAACTTGCCTCTTGGATTCTCAATTATATAAATCAGTTCTTTATTTAAATCTTTAAAACATTTAATTATTTTTTTTGTGTGTTTTATAAGTGAAATACCAAATTCTGCTTGTTTTGTTTTTGGTGTACCATCTTTATTCCAATGATAACCCATCGATGCAACAGAAAAAAATGTACAAGGTGGAGATGCCCATATAATATCAGGCACTCCAAAATCTTTTAGTATTTTTTTTAAGTTCAAATTAAATATATCACACACTTGATCTATCTTTTCAAAAGGTTGGTTATCAGTTGTGTATGTTTTACAATTATGTTTTTCACATACTTTTGTAAAACTCCTGGATCCTGCAAATAATTCTAAAACTTTAATCTTTGAATCTTTATGCAACAGCAGACTCTAATAAAACTGCTTTTTTTCCAGTGTAATCTTCCCATCTTTGAACGATCACATCGCAATATGCAGGGTCTAGTTCCATCATAAAACAACTTTTATTATTTTTTTCACAAGCAATCAAAGTAGAACCTGAACCTCCAAAAGGATCATAAACCACACCTTTTTTAGGACAACTATTTTTTATTGCTCTTTCAACTAATTCAACTGGTTTTTGTGTTGGGTGTAAATAAGTTTGTGATGGATCTCTGTTTATTTTCCAAACATCTGATGCTTCAGATTCTTTTCTTCCTGAATACCATTTCTTTAATCCACCACCTTTAGGTTTAAATCCATAAAAAATAATTTCAAATTGTTGGTGATAATTATTTGGTTTCATAACAAAACCATTTTTTACCCAAATTAAAAGTTTAGGCAATCTATTTAAATATTTGTCAAATAATTTAATATATAATGGAATGTTACCCTCTCCTCCACAAAAATAAAACCTTGCATCATTTTTTGTTGCTTCTTGAACTGCTAAATCAAAAGAAAAAGGTATTGCAACTTGTGTCAAATCTCCCTCAATATGTGAGTGTTGTTTTCCTCCTTTTACATTTACTCCATAAGGTGGATCGGTAAAAACCATATCGGCTTTTACTTTACCCATCAATAGTTTGACATTTTCTTTTATAGTTGCATCACCACATAAAATTTTATGATCACCAAGTAACCAAATATTTCCCATTTGGGTTCTTGGATTAATTTTTTCAGGTATAGAATCATCATCTGTTTGACCAATTACTTCAGGAGTTTCAAATTGTAACTCTTCATTAGTAAAACCCCAGTCAATTAAAGATTCAACATCAAAGTAATTAGCCAGTGCATCCCAATCCCATTCACCAGTATTTTTATTAAGTCTTACATTCAACTCTTTCTCTTGGTCAATGGTTAGGTCTAATTCAACACAAGGTATCTTTTCAATGTTTAGATCTTTAGCAATTTTTAATCTTTGATGTCCTCCGATAACAATATTTTCTCTATCTTTGTTTTTATTAATGATAACTGGATCAACTAAACCAAAACGTTTTATAGAATCTTTGAGGTTTTTATATTGCTCTTTAGTCAATTGACGTGGATTATACTCTGCAAAGACTAAATCATTTATATTATGTTGTTTTATATCCATATTAAAAAAAAGTGATAAGTGTTTAAACCGAGTTTATTACTTTGTGTTTTTTAACTCATCACCATAAATATCAAGAAGTTCATCAAATATTTGTGTTGAGTTTTTATCAGGAGTTATTTCTTCTTTTAAAGAAACAATTTTGTTTTTATTGTATATAGAATAAACATCAGATTTTTTTGTATGTGGTTTTGTATAAATAGATTTCAATTTGGTTGCCATCGATTTATCACAATTATATTTTTGTTGGATTTGTTTGACTGAGAGTTTATCTATATTCATAACGTCCCTTACCATATATCAAAAATTGGAGGTTTTTTGAATTTAAAAGTCTGTAAGTTGTTATATTGTTGAATTTAAAAAATTTTTTTGTGGAGGTTTTGGTAGACTAAAAATTAAGATTAATCCCTTTTTTCTTT